CTAGCCTCTTAACTTTGTCAGTACCCTCTGGAGGCTGAAGCGCTTTGATATCACTGCCCACTGCATAGAGAGTCTGAGGAGTCTTTACACCTTTGAATTTATAAAGACCTATCATCACATATCGAGTGCCCTTTGGTGTGAATGCATTGGTCGCGCCCTTCACAGACTCTAGCGCTTCAGATGTCAGGAGCACTTGACCAGCTCCACATAAGCTCATCGTTCTAGCTGCTATATTCTTACTGATGCCCTCAAGCTCAACTCGTTTAGCGCCCACTGCTGTCCAAGTATCATCTTGGATTACTTCAATGACTGTACCCCAGTGGATACCGATACGTGTATTGAGGTGAGTCTTAGCAGGAATAGTCTGTTGATAGATCAGTGCAAAGTTGACGGCGTCGATGGGTCGATCAAAGCTCAGCATAAAACCATCAGATCGATCTATCTCTCTACCGTCGAACTTATACAGCAAAGACCTTGCAAGCCGGTCATGATACTGAAGCCAGATGGCTGCATCTTTAGCGCCTACTTTCTCGACAAAAGCAGTAGAGCCTATGAGGTCAAGTAGTACGATAGCTAGCTGTCTCTCTTTGAGGTCGACCATCTCACTACCTCCACATTATGCTTAATCAGATAATCGATACCCGGCTGGTCACCATCGTCTGGTGAGTACACTGCTTTTATACCTGCATGATGAATCAGTTTAGCACAGTTAAGACAAGGTGAACGCGTGACAGCTAGATGAGCATTTAGGGTAGATGCCCCAAGTCTTGAAGCGTTAACTATGGCGTTAGCTTCAGCATGATGACAGCCAACCTCGACACGCTGACCACTGATAATATTAAGGTCGATACGTGAGCAAGTATGATCTGAGTGACACAGCCTAGACCCTCCTCGAGGAGGTCCATTATATCCATCAGCTATCACAGCCCATGACTCAGGATTATATATGACTGCACCTACCTGACCACGTGGGCAAGGTGAGCATGAGGCTAAGAGTTGAGCCTGATCAATTCTCAGCTTGATGTGTTTTAACATGATCACCTAGCAGAGCTGAGAGACTAATAGGCCACAGTTTACCAAGTTGAATCATGATAGCCTCAGCTACTTCTCTAGTCTCTGGCTGTGAGTGTGAGTCTAGCCTGAGCTTCAAGAACTTAGACCAGTTCAAGAGGTTTCCTGTCATCCAGAAGGTAGTGTTGAGAGATTGAGGTAGAACGGCGCGCGCTTGCTCTCTAGCTACTCCTGACTCGATAAGCTCATTATACATCTCTAGGCTGAGATCCTGATGGCGCTCGATAAGCCCCACAAACTCATCAGACCGGTTCACGACTTCAGAGGTCGAGCATTGCAGATTACTTTTAGCTTGTGCTCTCAACTCATCGGGTAGATGAAAGTCTAGCGCTTCAGATGTATAGCGCCGGCTCACTTCATTATAGCTGAATGTCCTATGCCTCATGATCTGCCTAGCTACATAGATGGGACAGTCAATGACAAAAGAGGCAGTCTGATGCTCGAAAGGTGATGTGTGCTGGTGTTTAGCCAAGTACTTAATCAGCCTCAGATTACGATCATTCATCAATCCATTCTCATAGTCAGCAAAACTAACACGCGCTGCTAAAGCTGGTGTGTGATCCTCACCCATTGATGAGAGTAGACAGGCATAACCTTGACCGCCGTAGATATTCACCCTTTCCCCTCCTCATGCTCAGGTAAGGTTGCATCATGAATGATCCCACCTATATTATTGAGCTTGCCTAGACTAATGAGTCTCAAGATCTCCATAAGTGGATGAGCTATCAAATTATGCACTGTCCAATTCTTATATAGTCGCTTCAAAACCTTCCCCCTTTACCGCCGACTTTCACCTTCCGGCTTATTGGCGTCCTAGATGTATATGACCTCTGATCAACCAGAGTGTCTGACCAGTTCCACGTTATTGCGTCATAGCGTAGCGCGTCAAGTGGGTCCTCACGTCCATCCTTCTTAGGCTGCTCTTTATTATCCCAACCATAAGAATAGATCGCTTTCCTCAGGCTGTTACCTGTGGCGCGCTCTCCGGCATCCCAGACCTCACGTGTTACTAAATACTGACCTCTAGCAAAGCACCTTTTGAGACGCTGAATACCATTAAGCACATCTGTCCTGATGGGGTCTGTGTTTGACCTCAGTGGCATACCTAGACCTAGTGGTGGTGGTGCTCTCATAGCCTTAAACGCTGACCTCCCCGTCTGATCATTTCGCGCTCTACCTGCCTTGTCAGCGACTCCATAGTCTAACCAGATCCTATCACTAGGTGCTTCACTCTTCAGTGACCTAGGCCACGCTGTTATGAGTATAAGTCTAGCGAGCTCATCGACAGTGACCTCAGCAGGGTTAAGCTCACCACATACCACGTCAGCGCCTAGCTCATCATCATGGACAATGATCAACACTGATGGTTTCCTGAATCCCCAATCTATTGCTATACGCCCTGACATGGTGGGCTTATATTTCCAACCTTCGATGACATGAACCTCCTCATTAAACTCTGAGTAGATTAGACCTGTTGGTGGTCGAGGCTTATTGAGGACCATAGCGTCACGCTCCGCTTTGGGTAGCAACTTAGTTGCCTCAAACCACTCAGCGCTAAGATTGTCCTCATTGACATAGGACGTGTAGAGCATAGGTTGACACCCTGCTGTCTCAGCCATATCCACCCACCATGCACCGCTAACAGGTAGGCCAACGAGAATCATGATGGGTGTTGGTCCTGCTCTCAATCGACCTAAAGCTTTGTGAGCTACCTCTGCAGATAGCGTCTGACATTCATCGATGAGACAGACGCCACTAGTCACATTTAAACCCTCGAGAGGATTGTGAGTCGCATCACGTGTACCAGGTCTATAGTAAGACCTACACCACACCGTCGAGCCCGTCTGTGGATCTAGCCACTGTCTCAACGTGTGGTTATAGGTCCACCCAAGCGGAGCTAACCATTTCTCCATCTCAGGTAGGAGCACACTATTGTAACGCGGATTAGTATCTGTGACAAGTAAGGAGCTCCTGCCTGCTCTCCACTTGCTGATGAATAGAAGTGAAAAGACTAGCGCTGAGGTTTTGCCAGATCCCCACCCACATCGAGCCGAGATAATCCGCTCCTCTCCTCTTATCGCTCCAATGATATCCTGTTGAAGCGGATTGAGATTAAGAGACAAAGGCCAGACCCTCAGATGTCGCTTGATATTCTAGCGTTCTCTGAAGTCCATTCACATCAACTTGAGTTACGCTTATGGTTGTGCCTAGCAATACATCTAGAGAGTCATAGTAGATGATTAACCAGTCTGTTGATCGGTCCTCTTCACATACCTTATGATAAGTCCCTTCGACTCTGTAATAGGTGCGCTCTCTACTTGGCTCAACTGTCCACTGTCTCTTCAGCTTCACTCGTACTTTCATCATTTATTTCCTCGTCTGTTATACGTCTTGAATAAGCCTGATTGCTCTGCTCGACCATAAGAGCAAACATCTCATCAGACTGTTTATGTGGATTGTTTACATGGAGCTCAACTTCTCTCTTGGCTCCCCATCTTTGAGGGAAACGCCTTTCTAAGATCCAAGCCCATCCGCGCCAATCCTCCTTAAGCTCTGTGGTCTTCTTGATCTTATCGAGAATCACAGCTTCAGAGAATGTGATGGCAGCATCTACTTCTTTGGCCCACTCACCATCCTCACCACTCATCTTTAACCACTCATAGTAAGCGGTCTTACCTATGCCGGCCTGAGCACATGAGGCCTCAACAGTGAGCCCGTCTCTGAGGTTAGCTAAGAGTTGATCCTTCTGGCGCTTCGTCTTTTTTCGACCCTTACCCATGTCTATACTTCCAATTAGCAGAGCGCTGATATTCAAGACGTGCCTGTCTTTTCTCAGGTGTCTCATTGTCTCTAGCTCTTTGATTATAAACACGCTGTTTAGCTAGTCGAGCTTCTCTCTGCTCTGGCGTCTCATTGCATCGATGCTTTCTATTAGAAGCACGTTGATTCTCTAGTCGAGTCTGTCTTTGCTCTGGAGTCTCAACCTCTCGACGAGCTCGAGCATACTCTCTCTGTTTAGACAGTCGGGCGTCTCTCTGCTCAGGAGTCTCTTGGCTCCTGGCTAGCTTCATTCTCATTGCGTCGTAACTCGTCATTGTCATCACCTAGCTGTTGATTGGCCATAAGTGTGCTTACGATGGTATCATAAAGACGCTGAGTTTCTATTCTCGCTTCATCAGACTCACTAAGCCCCTCTAGTTTCTCAGCAAACCTAGCTTTAAGATCATGAAGAGTTTTAATAATGCTCGCGTGCGCGTGTGTAGGTGTGTTCGTTTCGTTCATAAATTATGACTCAGACTCATTACGCCATGCACCATGTCTCTTCATCTCCTCTGAGAAGTAACAGACATCAGGCTCAACTCTTGTATAGATCATCTCTCCATCTTTGTTTTCTTCGCCTTGGATATAGCAGAGTTGATGGTCGAGTAGCTGATTGCGCTTCATGTCTGACATCTTAGACCAGCGTACATAGTCGATAGAGATGACGAAGATGTAACGATGATCACATAGAGCAGATACCATGCTGTTGAGCTTCACAGTCTTAGCAGTGACTTTGCCACCCTTCTCTTTAAACGTGATCATGATCTGCCCAACGAGGTCAGCCAGGTGATGATGATACATGCTGATAATCTGGTTGAGTCGGTTAAGGTCAGTCTCTTCAGCTTTCCATTCTTTAGACATTATCTCTCCTGCTGTGTGGCCCATATTGGAAGGGCTCTCTTTTGATTAAGGTTTCATTCCACTCTGCTATAGGGTGTGAATATCGCCACTTACCCCATGCATCAAACAAGGCTAGGATCTCACCTTGTCTACGTTCAAGGTCTACCCATCGACCATTAAGCTGCAGATCCTGATTCATCATAATCTCTAAGACCTGCCTAGGCGTTAGATCATTGTGAGGTAAAGGCTCATAGGGGTTAGGTATGTATCGAGGATTGAAGGCGCTTGCTGTGACTTCAGGCTGTTCTACCTCTACCTCTACCTCTACCTCTACCTCTACCTCTGTCTCTACCTCTACTTCAGCCTCTACCTCTACGAGCTCCCCATGATCATTAAACGCTGGATCATCGATGACTGCTTTGGGTAGACGATAAGCTTTCGTAGAGTGTTTAGCCTCTGATGCAGATTGTCTAGCAAGTTCTAGCTTACTAATCAGACCACGCTTGTCACTGGGTGACACGTGCTGACTTGACCAGCTGCCTTTACCCATCTTGATCTTCACCTAGTTGAGCATAGAGATGGTCAATGAGCTCTCTGTTCTTATGCTCTCTCTTCTCATTAGATAGATGACTCTTCTTCATAAGCAGAAGGTCACACTCTAAGATAGTCACCTTCTCACTGAGCTCCTTAAGCCGGTCATCAAGAAGGTCAATATTGTCTTTGTTCGCATTGATGTCACCTTTGCATTGGTCGGCTGCAAGGCTAGACGCTGAGACGCACTCATCATACTTTTTAGCTAAGGCCTCTCTGTTAAGCTGTAGCTCAGCATTAATCATGTCAACAGACTTAGAGAGATACTTGCCATGTTTTTGAAAGTCCTGAAATATCTGAGAATCAACTTTTGACGCCTTATCTTCGAGTCTCTCAAGTCTTTTATTCGTCTGGTTAAACTCATCATGCACTGAGTGAACAATAAGATTGTTACTCGCTTTTAGTAGGCAATCATTTAATTCTTCAGCTTCTTGATGATGGCGTCTTGCGTTCTCTCTGTGCTTTGCAATCTTAGCCTCAAGTACCTCTATCGGGTTTGGTGTCTCTGGCTCTGGCTCTATATTGGCGCTAGGCAAGTAAAGCTTTTTATACTCTTGAAGACTTAATACTGAGTATCCTTCAAGATCTCTCATACCAGCATCTGCGGATAATCCCTCAGCGATCTCGATGAGAGGACATTGTGCATAGTTCGGGTCTGTAATATCAAGTATCTGAGCTAGAGGGCTTTCTTCACTCGATAAGTCTAGCCAGCCACCAAACTCACCATGTCCAACATAAGCATAAAACTTATACCAGTCTTCAAGACTATCAGCTGCCTCGTGACATTCAGACGCCGGCGGTGCTGTGTAAATACCTTTTCCTTCATCAAAGTACGCTAGGTCTTCAACTACGGTGTTCACCTCATCCTGATATTGTCCAACAATAAGCGCAAAGGGTTGATCGAACTCTTGTAGCGCGCTCAGGCTTTTCTTGTATTCACTCATCAAATAATAAGGGTTAAATGATCCATCAATAGCGCGTCTCGATTTAAGCTCAATGTGACAAGAAGCCTCCTTGCCCTGCATCATTATCACATCACAGACGCCCCTCATATCCTTGGATAGATAATAGGTAGATACTGCGCTACCTTCAGAAGCATGATACAAATAGTGATAGATTACACTCTCAAATAAAAAGCCTAAATGCTTTCCATTGTGGCTGGGAGGGCCAGAAGGTTTGTCATGTTCATACTTGAAGTTTGCAATTAAGCCCATTCCAAATTCTTGCTTCATATTCAAGACGGCCTCCTATTTGATGATGTTTCCATGTATAGCCCGAGGTTGTGGTGATGCCCATTGACTCTGATCTTGCTGAGGCCACGTATTATCAGCGCCCTTATCCCATGCACTCTGTGGAGCTGGTTGCTGATCTGCATAAGGGTTTGATGTGTTAGTCACCCTTTGAATCTGCTGATCTTGACTTACCCACTGGTCATTGATCTGAGCTTGATTCAAGTCTTGACCTTGGTGTGACTTTCGTTGATCTGGCGTCTTATACCAATATGAGGCCATCACCTTCCAAAATGTAACTCGTGTGTTCTTGTTCACATCACTGGTGAACTTTCCCTCCACATACACATAGTCACCTTTATCAAGTCGCTCTAAAACTGATCGCGCTGAGTCTCCATAAACCTCGACCTTAAACCAATTGGTGTTGGTCACCCATTCACCGTTTCGCTTGTAGTTATCGTCTTGAGCTACGCTGAACTTTGCATAAGGCTTTCCATTTAATGAAGTCTCAGCAGTTGGCTTAGCGCCTAGTCGCCCGGTGACATGAACTCTATTGATACTGACCATTATTTATCCTTATCCTTGTTGATGAAAGTAGACTCAAACTCTCCATAGTACCCGGCGAAGATAATATGCTCGATGAGCTTACTGACACTGATCTGTTTAGCTCGAGCCTCATTAGAGAGCATGAGGTGCTGAGCTGGTGTACATCTGACGCTTAAGTTTAATTTAGGCTCTTTAGCCTTCTTCACTGTAACCTCCTTTAAGTAAGAAGGCCTAGGCTAGATGATGAACGCTCAGTAATGTTCAAGTAAGACTAGCTTAGGCCTTAACTTAAGTTACATTACATTAAAATAAAGTCAAACACTTATTGACGAATCTAGTTGAGAGCTATACTATTGATTCTTCCCGATGTGAGATCGGTCATTCAATGACTAAGACTGTAGACAGGCTGAAGAGGCCTTGACGGGTGCTAGTTATCTAGCAAGCTTGTCTGCAGCTTTAGTTATTGTTTCAATTGGTCCAAGCACTGTAAGGAGCTGCTGGCGCTCTCTTGGACTCACCAACCATCTGCACAGGAATAAACATCTGCTTCATCCTGTCTCCGGCTTGAGTGCTTTCAAGAAACTGCACACCAGTCATGTTAGATGAGATGATAACTTGTAGCTTACCATTCAGCCACTTCTCATAGATCTGGATGAGTGTGTTTTGTCCAAACTCGAGCCACCATTTATTACTAAGCATTGATCCATTGTTACCTCCAAACTCATCGATGAATAGAAAGTCGACTCCTTTTATCCACAAAGGCACTTCAGCCTCTTTATCATCCTTGCCTTCTGATGAAGCGATCATTGGATTCTTCATGTCCTTATTATTCCATGAGGTAGTCTGTTGACCTCTTAGAGCCTGATGAGTGATAAACTTAACCTTATGCCCATAGTAACAAGCCTCTCTCGCCATAGCATACATAAATGAGGTCTTGCCTGTACCCTTTGTGCCACATAGATAAAGAGCTGGCTTTGGAATACGCCTAGGCTGCTCATCTTTAGGTAAGAGTCTAATCCTCTGCTCTTCTTTTAATCTCCCAATGAAGTCATCAGCGTGACTCTCTAGCTCAGGGAATGACTCAAACGAGTACCCACCCTCATCAGTTTCCTCACTTTTAAAATACATCCCTGAAGCTTTGGCAGGTAGCTTAACTGAAGCTAGGCGCTCGAGCCATCTTCTGGGTATCTCACATCGTTGACATGGTCCACCAGTTGGCGCTGTTGTCCCTGTTCGTCTTACTGTCGTCCATTGTCCATTGGCACAATTACTATGACCACAGTAGTGAACCGGTTTAGGGATTAACAGATGAGGATGACCAGAGATGTAATCATTGGCCTCCAGGTTGCTCGGCTTTAAATAGCTAAAGTCATCAGCGTTAAGATCAGTCTCTACAGGCTGATAAGTATCTTGACCTCTCTTCTTAGCTATATTCTGTTTAAAGAGATCCAGATTCATAAAATTTATAGCTTCGCCAATGCTCTTCATGAGTAGCTCCTAGCTTTGAGTGATGATGCAGCGTTTATCTGTGAGTGTATAGATGAGTTCTTGTGTCTTCTCTGGCTCCTGAGTTTTGCTTTTTGATAATCAGATAAATGAGAGTCATCCTCCGCGCCCTCTTCTTTAAGATCTTCTTCTTTTACTTTATTAAGACTTAAAGAGACTTTATTGTGTGCCAACTTGACAGAGGGGGTAGGCCAACTTGACATAGGTGGTGGACAATCTGGCATAGGTGGGTATGTCAACTTGTCAGGGGGGGTATGACAATCTGGCATAGGGGTATGACAATCTGACATAGGTGATTCTTCTTCATGGGTATGACAATCTGGCATAGGGGTATGACAATCTGACATAGGTGGTGGCTTGCTCATCTCGACCAGCTTATCAATATTAAGAGTGATTATGTGGTCACCCTTTGAGCGATTCTCTGACATTGTAATCACACCTAGGCTTTGGAGCTCCTTAAGCGCTCTGGTGATTGTTCTCATCGAGATTGACTCATCATGCATCTCATCAGAGTCAGCGCCTGAGTATCGATTGAACCTCTTATATATATAAGACACTGTTATTCTCTTTGACCATGTCGACCAGTCAAAGCCTCCGCCTGAGTTACCACATAGGCTCATCAGTATCATCTTAGCATTGTGCATCTTGATGGGTGCGCTTTCTGCTAGTCTGTAGACATCACTTTGCTTCATCACTTTCCTTTCATGAATATTTAACATATTTGTATATTGACAACACGTTTGAGCTATGTCAAGTTGTTTGAGCCACTACAACTCGCTTGAGATGTTTAAAACTAAACACTCAGGATAAGCAGAGGAGAGTCCAACATGGATGAGCTAAAGAGAATGAGACTAAGAGGATTAGCAGAGCGCGGGCTATCGTCCCTCGCTGATGAGGTCGATATAGACCTACCACAGCTATCAAGGATTATCGCAGGCAAGACGCCCTGCTCACTAAAGAGAGCCGTTACACTTTGCTATGTGACAAATCGTATGGCTAAAGCTGTTAATCAATCGCCAAACTTTACCCTTCAGGATTTCAAAGCTGATGCAGAAGGTGAGGCGCTAAAGCCTGATCATAAGTTTTGGATCACAGAGGTCTTATTCAAGGGAGCTGCAGGGTTCACAGCTGGTGAGATACTTGAGCGCCCTGAGTTCAAGGCGAATCAAGATTTAATGGAAGCACTCCATCACGCACTAAACACAGACAAGACTGGTCACTCATGGGGCTCTTGGCTAATCAGCCTCAGCTCATCACATAAACCATGGTTTTCAGAGGAGTAGACAATGAACACTACAACAGAACTATTTATCAGACCTGTGAAGATTGAACACAACATGCACCCAGACAAACAACTTAAATCAGACATGACAATGATAGGCCTCTTGATCTTGTCTATCTTCATCATGGGTCTTATCTGCTCAGTGGGTAACACACATGATTCTAATAGAGACTGCGCTCTAAGAGTGACTAAAGGCTTATCACCCTTCCAAGGTCGTCTATTGATTCGCAAAGAGTCGACCTATGCCAATGCCTCAACATGGTGCGCTCGACACACAGACACCAGCTATGAGCAGATTAATCAGGCTAAACAGTGGCCTATGTTCCCTTCACATCACTAAGAACAGAGAGACAAACATCATGAACAATCCAAAACTCCCCTACGCGCCTTTTCGGTTCATCCCTCGTCAAGATGACATTGAACACTTCAAAATGCTTTGTCTTTTTGTACACCCTCAGAATCCCGATGACCTTGCCAAACGATACTCTTATTTTGGAGCTCAGTTTGGGTATGATCTAGGGATGGTTCAACGCAATACTGCAACCATTCAAGGGACGCCTAGTATTAGCGCTGCTGGTCAAATGGCCCTTGTGCGTATGAATCCAAACACAACATATCTACGTGAGACTGAGCGTTCTGATGAAGCATCGACATGGGAGTTGAAGCGTAATGATGAGCCTGATGATGTCATTCACGTCATTAGGGTGACTTATGATATGGCCGTTCAAGCTGGTTGGGCTAAAGGGCACATGTGGAATAAGATTAGAGGAGCAATGCTAAGTGCCAGATCTGGTGCTTGGGTTTGCCGGATTGGTATGCCAGAGGTCTGCTCAGGTATGTATACCATTGATGAGATGGCTGATTCTGTTGGGCTTCAAGGTGAGGAGCTTGATGAAGCTATGGCTCTCTCTTTTGGCACTAATGCAGATCTCACCCGATCTCCACAGCCAATGCCACAACCATCTACACAGCCACGACCTCAGCCAGCTCCTCAGCACATTGAGATTGATCAGTCTATTAACAGTCTGCCTGTGCCACCTATGCCCACCGGCCGAAAACATCGAGCTGATGATCCAATAGCTTACGCTCCGACTCCTAGCACAGGCTTTGACGATCTATCTAAGATAGAGGCCACATATAAGAACATAGGTTTACAAGTGATGGATGCAGTCAATTCAATGGCTAATCATGGTCTTGATGCTCAGGATCTCAGCCCAGAGGATCATAAGACATTCTTCTATCGTTGGGCCTTCTCTGAAGTTGTGAGAGAAAACAATGCTCTTGAAGATGAGTGGTGGCAACGTCGCACCTCATACTCACATGTCTTTAATGAGATACAGCTAGAGTTTAAGATACTCGCGAGCGTTGACCACAGTGACATTGTCAGAGCTTTTGTAGAGGTCAATGATGCCTTCTTTGAGCTGTGCCGAGTAGCAGCGTACATTCAAGAAGGTGGATCACTCTGGATGCTTGCACAGCAGACCCTGAAGGCTATCATTGAGAAGAAACAAGGCATGCCAGCAGTAAGAGAGGTCTATAATAAAGTGATGGGCTACTAACTATCTCTGTTCGATGTGAGTGAGCACAGCTTCCACTCTGGCTAAGCTGGCTTTAATGTCAGAGAGATCACGCTCGATATCATTGAAGCGTTCATCCCATCGACCGCCCCTAGCTTCAAGTGAATGGACCTGTTGTTTTAAACGGCCCATCTCTTCTGCTTGTCTAGCTGAGTCCTGAGCGCCTTTAAACACTAGGCCTACTATTGCCACAATGACGCCAATGTCTACGCTCGATAGGTCCATGAGTCACTTCCTGATGATGATGATGGTAGTTGTAAGAATAGCGCTGAGGCCTACGAGAGACGCGCTCACCCACTTCCACTTAAAGCGCTTCTCTTCAGTCTCAGCAAGCGTAAGCTCTAAAGCATCTAGCTTGATCTTATATGAGTCAATAATCTGCTGATCTTCTAACGTCCTCTGACTAACAAGGTCAGCTAGAGACTCAGCTTGATCTCTGCAAGCGCTAGCAGTTGACGTCACAGCTAGATGACAAAGACCTGGTTGATTCTGTACAGCATCTTTGACTTTTAGAAAGTCTCGAAGAGTCAGCGTCATGCAGAACCCTGTGAGACTTTTGCACTTCGAGCGCTCACCTATTACCGGCTTGACGTGCTCACCCATATAAATAGTCTTGGCAGGTATCTGCTCAGGCAGCAGAGGAGACAGCCAGATGATGAGACTCAGTAGACTAGTCTGCACACATCACCTCTTGAAGATCTTGTAGTACAGAGTCAACACGCTCTTGAGCTATAGCTTCACAGTTGAGAGCACATTTGCCGGCCTTGATCGCTTCACACTCGACAAGCTTAAGCTGAGCGTCGACCATCTGAGCATGCACCTCATCGACTTTGACAACACATTCAGCGAGCTCCTCCTTGTGAGTCTGCTCAGATTGTGCAGCTCCTAGATGAAGACCCCAAACATAAGCGCCTAGCCAAGCGCCAAAGACGAGAGACACAGCGCCTGTGTATTTAGCCATATCTTTTGATATATTAAAGTTAAACACTATTAGAGCTCTCTTATAGACTGTACACAATCAAATGCGGTGAGAATTTAAAGGAGTCATCGGTAGCTAGTGCTGCATCAACATCATCCTCTCTAAATTGATCAGTCCAGTGCAAAGTTCCTTGTAAGGAGTTTGTATATGCTCGACATGCAACTACAAGTCGCCTTTGAGCCGAACCCCATGACGGTATAGAAAACCGCAGGTTTAACAGACCAGATTGAGAATTTGCATTCCCGCCCCAACCTGACTGACCCCCAACCAACTCAGTAAAACTAAGAATTTCTGTTTCTGGGTCTAACGCCACAGTATCATCATACATCAATGAAAATTGTAGTAGGTCGTTGGCCTCTGGTGAATAATTTGCAAGGCATTGAAAACGATACTCAACTATTTGACAATTTGGGGCTGGAGTATAATCAATTGAACTCCCAATAATCTGTGCTAATGTAGTGTTATACTGTGTTTTGCTTGCGCTAGAAACTGAGCAAATTAAATTACGCGCTCCCGTCGTGCTCGGATTAAATGTCATGTTCCTGACCTCAGAGAGCTGCATGATGTTAATGTGTCAACGAAATTTTCATTACCTGTATTATAGCCTGAGTCATCCATTTTTAATTGATGTAAACTTGTCTCTGTAGATGAAAGAGCGGATCTAATATACAGCGCTAGATATTTGGAGCCAGACCACGTAGGGACCAGAATCTCAATATTCTCAAAACTGCACGACTGAGCGCTATCAACTACAGAAATAGCAAAACTCTTATCAGCTACATACGACCAGGCATCACCTATGTTTGTTTTATTCACTAATGAAACAAACAGATGTGTGTCTGCATCTGGATTTGAAATGTATTGGAATGCACACTGATACAAAACATGAGTGGAATTAGCCGTGGGAGTATATTGAATATCAGACCCCGTTATAATAGCTCTAGTTGTAGATACGCTTTGAGCTGATGTGTGCGTCGTCGTTAGTGTCGTTTCGTCTAGTATGTTACTAGATGCATTATTAATAAATGTCATAACTCATAAACCTCGGCGACGGGGTAAAATGATTTACCTAAACCTGCATTGCCTGAGAGTGCTATTGACCCGCTCCAAAAATGCATAAGATGCAAAGCGGAGCGATACGAACTTGAAAAACTTTTAGCTACTAATCTGAAGCTGTGAGATCCTGCGCTTGGCGTGAGGCTGAATCGCATTGTTAGCGAGCGTTGACACATCGGTTGTGAGAAGGCTGATTCAAAAATTTCATTTGCTTCACACCCACCAACATCAGTCCAGCCAGCCGACGCTATGTTTTTTTGTAATTTAAAATGTGTTCTACAGTTTCGCCCAGTCGGCCCGCTCACCTGATATGGGTTAATATAGCACGTGTATCTATACATTATTTTTGATGATGCTAACGAAGGTAAAATAGATACTACTGAGCTTGGTATTTCAGCGTATGCAGATACGTCAATGCCCTCATGTGTTGTGACAGTAGTCCGCGAAATCGTTCGACTTGAAAAGTCTTCAATAATATACGTCATCCTAAGACCCCTATTATATAATGTACCAGCCGTCAAGCGTCCCCGTTGCATTGCACATCAACGTAACTGACGAGTATTGAGATGTTAAAACAAATGTTCCGTTGGTTGTTGTATCGAGCTTTTCAGATGCTTGGACAGCTACAGTCACATTTGCAGTCCCAAGTCGTTTAATTTGAAATTGCTTACCTGTTTTTCCGGAGACCGCAGGTAGTGTCACAGTTCGAGCATTAGCACTATTATTGATTAAATAAACACGCTCATTGTCTCCATTTGTGCCTGAGTTTGCAAAAACGGCTGTGACATCACCAGTGTCACCGCTGACAACGACATCACTGATGGTTACACTACCACCACCGGCGACCACTGCAGCATCTACATAAGCAGTCGTTGCGATCTTGGTTGAGTCATCTCCTGAACTCTGTGTTACCGCCGTAGCATTGCCAGTAAAGGCAGGAGCTGCGATGGGTGCAACATCAGTACCAATGACTAGACCTAATGTAGTTCGCTGAGCTGAAGCATCTGCATCATCTAGTAGGGCTCGACCGGCTGACGTTAGATCTGTTACAGCATAAGAGTCAGATCCATCTGTAAAGATCATCTTGTCAGCTGCTGTTGTTAGACCTGCAATAGACGTGAGACCTGGATCATAAGCTTGAACATTAGTGCCAATGACTAGCCCTAAATTAGTTCGAGCTGTGCCGGCGTTGTCTAGGTCGCTGAGGTTGTTGAGTATAGCTAACTTAGTTGTATCTGTGGTGCTTACAGTCTCCCATGTTAGTGTGCCTATGGTCGAGCCACCACCACCACCGCCATTGGTAGTTAGCACTTTACCAGATGTTCCAAGATCATCAGGGAATACAAGAGTGTAATCAGCAGTAGCGCTATGGGGTGGGCTCTTTAGCTTAATTCCATGAGTGTTCTGCTCACAGTTAAGTTTTATCTGTCCAGATCCACTCGTAGCATTGCCAGAAATCTCAACTAGACCAGACCCATCTGGAGTAAGCGTGATAGCTCTATTTGAGCTAGAGACAATCGAGCGCGCTAACACATCCAGATTACCACCTAACTCAGGTGAAGTGTCTTGCACTACTGAAGACAGACCTCCACCGGCTGTTACTGCAGCTTCTACATAGGCAGTCGTTGCGATCTTGGTTGAGTCATCACCAGCGCTTTGTGTTGGTGCAGTGGGTGAGCCTGTAAATGCAGGTGATGCAATAGCTGATACATCAGTGCCAATGACTAGACCTAGATTAGTTCGAGCTGTCCCTGCGTTGTTAAGGTCACTTAAGTTATTAGCTATAACTAGCTTGGTTGCATCTGTCCCTGTTACGCCGGTGAGTTGTGAGCCATCGATCTCAGGTAGACCCGTTGCATCAGCCACAATAACATTACCGTTGGCTACTCCTGTGTCTTTAACCGACGCTGTGCCAAGGGTACCAAACTTATTATCAATACCTTCAAAATGCTTTTCAATCTTGTCACTAGTCGTGCTGTAGTTGGTGGCTGTGTGGTCACCGTCAACGTTAGTACCGTTCAAGACCACAGGACCTGTTAATGCATTAACGCTGGTCACTATATCAGTGTTATCGATCTTATCAATCTTACCGTTAGATACTGATCCACCCATATCATCATTAACTACAAGATGGTCACCGGTAATCCATGCTTTGCCGTAAAGCGTTCCGTCCCCTTGAATGATATAGAAGTCACCTTGAACCGCGTTGCTTAGGTCAGCAGGTGAACTAAGATAGTATGTACCTTTATAAGTTAAGCCACCCGTCACGCTTATAGTCGTGAATGAGAGTGAGCCACTACCATCAGTCTGCAAGACTTGATTAACTGAACCATCAGCTGATGGCATGGCATAGCTGCCTGCGATATTTAAACCACCAACTTGAATGTTATTAGCCGTTGTCGCGCCTCTACCTGTGACATCATTAAGTGTGTCTGAGCTAGCACCACCACCACCGCCTTGAAATGAACTTGACCCGATACTCATAATAAAATCCTTTTAAACGTTAAAGCCGGCATAAATAACGAAGCTATCAGCGCCGTTAGCTTTCTTGTATGAAATTGTCGTCACTGACGATCCAGCGCTCAGCGCTTGAGAGTCAACTGAGAAAGAACTAAAAACTGGGATTACGCCATCTGTATTTGTAATCCCATCAGTAGCGCTCCCAGCTGCTCTCAATTTAATCATAGACAGCGTGCTTGAATTAGAACTCACAAACATAATAAACGCGAACTTAAGACCAGCGCTGAACTGTGATCCGGTTATAGTGTCATAAAAGTCAGAACTTGTTAGATTGTGCCAATCTGTATCATTGATCACAGTAGCGTTATAGCTAGCTAGTGAGCTTCCAGCATGGATAGGATATTGAACACCGAGTCTCATGGCTTCTCCAGTGAGTCTGTGGGTTGAGGTTGAGTAGTAAGTTGAGGCTGGTCCTCTTTAGTCTTACGCTTTGATAGTACATTACTACTCGCATAAACTAGAAACAAAGTATCAATGAGGCCCAACACTTCAGTGTGAGCTTTATCGAGTAGCGCGAGCAATAGACAGGCTGAGAGAGTAGCGTAGAAGGCCATTGCTTTGCGCCCACCAGCTTTCTCTGTGGCTGTCTTTTCGTCTGCTTTCTCACTCATCGAAGTCACCACCGAGGAGTCTATAGACGTGAGCTACCTCATCGATATTGCGCTCTCGACGTATGACGCCCTCACCATAAGATCCATCTCCCAGTGTGCCATGAGCATTACCCTCGACGGTTTTAAATGTGCCATCATAATCAGGAGCCTCAACACAGATCGTGATGTGGTCACCCTGCTTAGACCTCTTTGATGTATACACAACTACAATATCACCAGGAGCCATCCTGTCAGATTCAATACGCCGGCTCGTGTTGTACCAAGTCGTGTATAGTCGATAACAAGATGGAAAAATCTTTTTCCTAATGTTCATCTTTGCAGCAGTCCAACAGAACGCAGCGAAAGCACCACACCATGCGAACTGCCCATTCGTCGTGTATTGCTTCTCCCACCCCCAGCCGATACCCTGAGACGTCCTGATATATGTGTTGATTCTCACATCAGGGTCAACCACATTACGCTCCCACTCGGCTAGACCTCTGGCTATAGCTTCAGCGCTCCTAGGGTCAATATGTGGAGTTGGGTGATGAAGCATTCTTGGTGGTAGTGCTTCTAAATCAATGGCAGCTTGATTAAGCGCTCGATCCATACGTCTTACCTCATGTTTGAGGCCTGCAATCTGGTCTTCTAATTCTGCTTTAGTCGGCATCAACTAAACTCCTGAGCATCCACCGTTGTATTTATGACATCTGATGAGCTTGCTAAATATGCATCTGCTTGGTGGGTGACTGATGCATTGGCATAAGTGGTGCTCTCTAGTGTCCCATTGGCGCTAGCAATAGAGTGAGCGCCGGTGAATGTTATCACGTTACCTGTGATCTCTTGAATAGTCAGATTAGTGATGGCGTTGTCATGATCGCCTCTTGGCAGATAATCAACTACATCACCTGCTTTGAAGAAGCTCACATCATCCACAGCTGATGAGCTGAAGTCGTTCTCTGCTACTGTGACAGTGTCTGCTGTAAATGCAGTAACTCTGGCTGTCACGTTCCAAGCCACCGGGCTAAGGCCGGTCACTAAGATCTCGAGTTCACACCCCTCACTCATCAACTCTTGACGTATTGACCTGACCATCCCAACGCCATCAGTAACACCATAAGCGTCTGAGTACCCTTTTAGATGTGGTGAGCTCACGCTGACATACGATCCAACATCTAAATAAATGCTCTGACCTGTCGCTATAGATCCACGCCAAACCCTCAAGGGATTGCTTAGTAGATTAAAGATCCTCGATGAGATAGGCAGAAACTCAGCGTAACGGTCACCAGCTCCACGCCCAAACTCATCAGAGGATAGACCAGGGAGTGTCAATGTGATCTTGCTACGCTCGCCACCATATCGAGTAATAGCCTCCTGATTGCTGAAAAGTACGTTGCTCATGTACTTCTCTTCGATGGCGTCATAGTCATACTGATACTCAATCTGAGTGACTATGTCTTCATACACTCCCCAATATGGAGGCTCATCTGCTAACCAGTCGCCGGCTGAGATTGACAGATCAGTGTTAGCACTTCGATCATTACCGATAGAGACTAGAGTAATCTTACTCACACCGGTGGTTGGGTCGCGTCTCATAACTATAGCAGCGCTGAGTAGTTTGAGGATGGACTCTACAAGCTCTCTAAGGTCACCCTCATCACCAGATATAAATGAGTCAACAGTGATGAGGCTAGTGCTATCAACAGCCAAGAAGCTCTGCTCATCGATGTGAGCATCATCAATATTAAGGCCTAGGGTAAACACATCATAAGTACCATTGAGCCCTTCACCGCCTCCACTCTCGAGGAGCTTAAGCAGTGCTACACCAGGCCTATCACCTCTGATCCTTGAAGCTCTAAATATAATAACGCGCTCATAGCCTGACCAATTACCAAAGCTCACATTAAATAATAAGTCTTGAGATGGGTCTAAGTGGACATAGACACCAACATCAGTACCGTCAAAAGTAGCTGTGCTTTCATGAGTTGCTGTAAAATACTGATCTCTCTGTTGATTCGTTTTGCGATCTGTAAAGCGCACTACAATATCAAAAGACACTGAGCCGGCTGAACTAGGCAAACCTAAAGAACTATCAACTAAAAACCGATCTTCGAAAAGTTGATAAAACGATGAGGCGACACCTTGAAAAGGAAAATCAGCGCCCATCGTGGGAGGCTGAATCCTAAAGCGCCTAAATACTCCACTCCCTCTACGAGTGTCTTGATGGAAGTCCTCCTCTCTTACTGAGAAGTCCAACGGATACCAGCACCTTGATTGATTAGGTAATACAAAGCCGGCTTGATCTGTACTTTTCCAACACCTTGCATTCTGCCAATTTCCAAAACCGCGCCTTGGCATCTCTCTCATAAAGCCACCAACGTCAGACCATGTAAAAACCTCTACTTCAAAATTTGAAGACGTGTTCTTTGATGCTCTGATTGATGAGTCACCATTGATGGTCCATCGAGCCCATCCACCGGCCAATCCTGATATAGACGTTGGACCACTATTTAACAGTGTGCTGTTGATAACATCAGGCCACTGCTTAAGCTCACTATCACCTAGGCTATGCTGTTTTAACTCAACTAAGATAGCCGGAAAGTCCACAGTTAAAAGGGTTAAGTCTTCTAGCTCAGCAGTAGTATAGCTCTCTGTCTGAGATGACAGAGCACACGTGTAAATAGTATCACCACCGGCGTTGGTGGTAGCTGTTATTGATGTTGGATAAGCGCCTTTATTTCTAACCTCACCCACTGCATTTAGAAGTGGATATCTTGGATGAGGCACACCAACAGCATTATTATCAATTGATCCATTGGGCAGTGATGGGTCAAAGTCTGCTGTTAAAGTATTGTTACCGTTTTTCAATACACTCAGTGTTGAGGCTGTGAGTGTTGATGTGCTGTCAATTCGATAAGCATAGGCTTTCTTATGCCAGCCTAGACCATACTCCAACATGTTCGCGTCAGTGCCAAAGTAGTGATATCCATCCAAGAGTGAGCACTGCCCAACGCCTTTATCACCTAGCTTGGAATCAACTAGAGCTGTCAAAGGTATGAGGCTGATAGAGATCGCGTCTTGCCTCTCGATCACTGGTGAGCTCTCGATGAATCCATTCACCACTTCTACCCATGAGGAGAGTGATCCACTTGGATGCTGATGAGCTGCATAGAGCTTAGCTCGTCTGCCTCTAAATGTGGTTATCTCAGTTGTAACCTCAGGAACACTTGAACCCTCTAGCGTTATGCTGTGAGTCTGCCTAGGGGTATTGCCTACTGCGCGACCTGCTAGGACGTTTAACTGTGTTGTGGTTGCGCTTATCGCTCTGACTGTCTCTGATCCAACATGAAACAATCTAGGATAAGAGAGTGAAGTAAGGTCTTGATTAACTTGTATCACTGAGGCTGATCTAGTTAGTGATGTTGTGAGTTGAGCTTTAGTTGATGCAGACCTCTGACCACATCGACCAAAGATAATACCAGGGTCTCCTAGACCACCTCTCTGTCTATCTACTGATAGAGTTACAGTAGTGCTCGAATATTGACCCACACCGCCGGCAACGTCGAGAGATGAGCTATAGCCACCTACTTCAATGATGCTCTCAACATCTGTGTAATTTATACCACTAGCTATCTGAGCGCCTAGGCCAGATGTACCACCTCCTGAGTGATAGCGATATTGGAGGCCACCCACCTCTAAAACAAAGACTCTACGCCCATGCTGACTATCTACACTCATGGTGTCACCTCCACTTCATGCACGTCATAGATATGAAAGCCTGATATAGCTACATCATTCACTGTTACGCTGATGTTGAGTAGTTGACCTCTGTTAGCAGAGGGTACATAGAGAGGTCTAACTAGTGTGGTTGGGCTCACGTTGGCAGGTGCATCAATCAAGGTGCAACCTGTAAAAGCCACTTCATCAGGTGCTGTGCTATTTCGATGAGCTGACAGGTTGATAAACTGAATACCATTATCTAAGATTGTGCCTGTGTAGCTATTGCTACCTGTGGCCCTTAGTTTACAGATGATATCAGGGATACTAGCATCACGCTGAGCAGCGTATGTTATCAGCAGTGCTAGACGCTCTGATCTAGCTGTACTCTGATATAAGAAGTTATACTCATAACCCTTATAGTTGCTCTTAATCACACCAGAGTTACTAGTTCTTGTACCTGTTTTGTAGGTCGCTGAGTACCCTTCATAATAGGTGCTGTGACCTACCTGATAATGAGCCTCACCTAAGAATTTACAGTGAGTCAGTTGAGCTAGACCACTAGCCATCTGTGTGACTGTGCCACCCATGACGACCTCACCATTATAGCAACCATCGACGCTAGGCAGTTTAACAAAGCCTGTAGGTATTAACATCTAAACTCCAATGATAGTGAGGCCGGCTATGTACGGCTTAAATGCACCACTTGACCCATCAATGTCAGTGCCTTTTATATATAGATGAATACGATTATGCTCACTGTCATCAGGTCCTATTCGATACATACTAAGCCCAAACTCATTAGACCTTGGAAGCTCATCAAGCCTGAAGCTCAGTGTGTGAGTTGTCCACCCTGTGGAGTTCATCGTGATGCGCTCCCCTAACAGGTCAATTGATAGCGCTGAGTAGCTACCTCCATCTTGCCTGATATTTACATAAGCATAGAGGTGTAGTGTTGGATCGTCTTTGATACCAGGGAAGATCGCTGACTCACTCATCATTGAGTTAAGATCACCAAAAGCTATGGCTTGAACTACAGCACCGGCTGAGCTTATTGATGAACCTGAGCTTACACCTTTGACACCTGACCAATTAAACAGAACACGTGGTCTTCTTTTCAGAGTGTTGATGTTGTTGATGAGCTCTACGCCGGTCCTCGATGACAGAGGTAAATCAGCGCTCAACCTTGTTTGACCTTGAGGAACATACTCACTAAGTTGATGGAAGTGTTGACCAGCTGCTAAGGGTGACGTGAGTGGTGACCAGTTCACCATGATTCCAAGCACCTCGACCTCACCACCGCTAGGTGCTTTGATCTCCATCTTAAGAAGACCTGCAAAGTCATTGTGAGTTGAGCTGATGTTAATAGTAGCTGTGTTAAAACTACTCCCATATCTTGATGAATCAGTGATGGTGATCGTCTGCTGATATGTCGCGCCACCTACCACAAAAGAGAAACTAGCTTGAGCGCCACCGGCTGAGCTCCATGCACTTAAGTGAATCTTTAGAGTCTGATGCGATGAGCTGATCTGTGGAATATACCACTGGCACATCTCAACAAAGCTAGTCGAGTCTTGTCTAAAACTCGAGTCATCCCATGTCTGACTTAATACGTTACTAGTCCCACCGGTGGCGAAGGCGTAATTTGATGAGTCTGCTAATCTAGCTATCTCAGTAGTCCTGATGGTCTGACCAGCGACCACTCGAGATGCATCTGTCAGCAACGGTGGTGATGTGAAGGAATTACTCATAGGTGTTCAATCTCCATCGATACAGGTACACGTCTCTTTAGTCTGCCAGGATATGCAAGATTAAAGTCAGCTGTGACTAGTGAACCTCTGATCCTTCCATACTCTCCATTATCCTCTGATGTGTAGAGACTGTCATAAGCTGATTGAGTACCAACTATCTGATCAGTCCTAAGAGATCTCCTCGAGTCACCCCAACCTTGATAGAAGTTGACGCGCTCACCAGATGAGCAGTGTGTAAGCCATCTGTGAATGAAGTGTTGATAGTCGTCTACTAGATCTAGCAAAGCATCAAGATCAAAGCTCAGCACACTAGTCACGTATGTGCCTATATAGTTACTCGAGTAACCTCCGCTGATCTTACGCCTACTCTCACTTAGATTCTGAACTCGTAGATGATGACCTTGGTAAGGTCGAGATGGTATCAGCACACCAGATGCTTTATGAGTTGAGGTCAAGAGACTGTATGTTGTGTCATACGTCACCGGCGTCTCATTACCTGTGAACCCTAGCATGTCTCTCATCGTAGTGCTTGACCAGGTGATGTGACCTAAGCTCGTTAGATATGAGCATACTGAGTAACCATCATCATTAATAAACCATGTGATGGCGTCTGCGCTTTGTGCTGTCTGGTCTAGCTTCTCGAGTGAGTCTAGGCCAAACACATCAGCATCATTTACTGTGGCTCGATCTCTGATGAAGGTGGGCACGTCTTGAACATGCACATTGATCGCAGGAAAGTTGAAATGTGAGCCACCCCCAACGGGGTCTATTCTGTAGCTTACATCAGCTAGATTGATAGACCCACGTGTCCAATTATTAGGAGCTGTGACAACGTATACAGAGCCAACCTGAGTAGCATTAATCGCGCTCGATCCTATGCCTAAAGCGTCATTACTCCCTGATGTTGATATCTCAAAGTCTGCATCTGCTGTAATCTTGACCTTGTCATTGGAATCTATTGTCACAGTCCAAGTAGTACCGAATGTCTTAACAGTGTTGACCTGACCAGCAGCGCTGATCTCAGTATCAGATGATCGACCATTTAAGAAGAAGAGCCCATCTTCATAGACACCTTGACCAGTGGTGAACGTGGGCAGTGATACAGCAGAGCCACCGCCTCTAGTAAATAGCTGTGTCGCGCTCAGGTCACGTAGATCATAAGCTGTGAGGAGTCCAAACTGTGGAGCAGGGTTATTTAGTGGCATTATGATCTCCCTAGGTTAAGGCGTCGAGCGCCTCTGTTACGCTGATTCATTACACCTACGAGTCTATCAACCATAGCCCTCTCCGCAGCCTGACGAGTGTCATAGATCACAGCGCCACCAAAGTTGATATTGAAGACAGTGCTTGTCTCCTGAGCGCTTTCTCTCTCTGGCGTCGGTGCTATCTGTGGAGCTCCACTTGGTGATGCACTACCCCCACCGCCACCACTGCCACCACTACTTAAGGCCATACCTGCACCGCCGGCCGTAGCTGCTAACCCTCCGAATATCCCTGCAGCTGTGAAGTGATTAGCTGCTACTGCCGGATTCAATACAAGAGATGCAAAGCCCTTAGCAGTCTCCATCAGAGATCTTACTGCAGCCTCCTTACCTAGTCCAAATATGATCTGAGCTATTGACTCTTTAATAGACTCACCCATGAAGATTGCACCAAAAGCAGCCTCACTAAAAGCACCACCAAAAGCAGACGCGAACTCACCAGCCTGATTGATCTGGTCTTGTACACTGTCTCTTAATTGAGTGAGTGTAGCCTGATTCTTCTCAAAAGCATCAAGTCTAGCCTTCTCTCTCTCTGCCTCTTGACTCTTTACAAGCTCAGTCTTTGCCATCTCAAAGCGAATATCAGCAGCTAAGAGTAGAGCATGATTTTCTCTAGCTCGATCTTGTTCCAGTTGATGCTGTGATTCTAGTATCTGTAACTCAGTAGCGCCGGCTTGTTTCATCTGCTGAATCTGCAAAGCTCTGAGGCTGAATAATTCATTCTGTGCCTGACGCTCAAGCATGATTCTCTTAGCGTCTGCTATCTTCTGATCAGCTAGTCTCTTGTTTACTCGAGCAGTCCTAGCGCTTGCTCTCTTATCAGCAAAGGACTTCTCTATATCTGCTATCTGAGACTCGAGTCTCTTACGCTCGCCTAGGATTGAAGCTGACCTTACCTTCTCACTGATATCCTCAACAGCCTTGATCTCTCTAATCTTTTGAGAGCTTTGTATCTTAGCTATTTGTATTTGAGCCTTCTGTGTATCCTTGGCGCTTTGAAGAGAATCAATCTGCGCTTGCTCTCTAATCTTACGCTCTTTCTCAGCAAGTTCCTTTTGAAACTTAGGTGACAGCTTGAGCATGTCTTCTTTTGTCTTCTCAAGCTTCACAGTCTCTTGAGCGCCTTCAATAGTTAGCTTCAACGCTCTCTTCTCGGCTTGCTCAATCTCCTTTCTGATCTTGCTCCTTCGTTTTTCTAACCTTGTAATTCGAACATTTTCTACTTTAGCTAAGCCACCGGCTTGAGCTGCAAGACCTCTAAAAGCAGCACTACTCTCTTCAACTCTAAGCTCTTTGATTCTTTCATCAAGCTTATCAATCTCACCTTTTTTGGTGGCGTTGGCTTCTCTAATCATTTGAGCCCGCTCAAGAGGCTCCTTTGCTTTCAGGCTTGCAATCCTTAACTCTTCTATTTGAGCTTTATTAAGATTCACCTGAGCAGCTGCAAGCTCTTCAACTACAGTAGTAAGTTCAGCAGTGGCAGCTCTATAAGACTCAACTCTTATTTCTGCCTCCTGAGCTTTGCCTGTGTACTCATCAAAAGCTTTAGACAGCTCTATGATGCCAATGACCACAGCTCCAATAGGACCTAGTAAAGCAGTGAATGATGCACCGGGCGCCATAGCAGCTGAGCTTAGATCTTTAAAAGATCCACTTAAAGCACCTACTGACTCACCCATAGCACCAAGCTTTTCATTAACTTCACCGCCCATCTTACCAACAGCTTGACCCATTGAGTTAAATGTCTCACCAACAGCCTCACCAGCACCGTCAAGCTTTCCTAGACCTTTTAAGGCCTCCTTGCTGTCTAAGCTGACCTCAATATCAATAGTACTAGCCATGCTTACTCTCCTCTATTGCTCTCTGCTGTGCTCGGCTCTGAGCTGACTCTGTATGATAGTGTAAAGTGTCCACAGCCTCAACTAGAGCACATGATGGTGATGGGTGTGAGACTGAGATGGGGTATAGACCTGATCTATGACGATGATAGGCAGAGATGATGCTTGCTAGTCTATTAGCGCCGGCCACAGGACAAGACCTAATTTTAAGATCACTGTACTCAGCGCCACTATCCGGAGCTACTCGATAACCAGGCACATAAAGCCCATGCTCATCACGTTGCACCATAGGTAGATTCTCTTTAAATGCACCGCCACAATTACCACGCTTGTTACGTAGTCCTTTGCTTGACCTGCATTGATCACATGACCATGAGCGTCCTCTGTTATAGCTTAGCCAAACAGAAGACGCACACATCATTTTCCCTGATCACCTAGCAGACTTATCCTCTGTATATGGAGGACAAGTTCACTTATGGTCTGTACTCGATGACTCTCTGGTCTAATCATCTGGAGCTGTTCAAGCGTTGCATCCACATCATCAATACTAACGAGTGAAGCTCTGATCATCTCATTATAGACATTGTTCAAATACTGTTGATATTGGCTCATGGCTTCACGCTCATCATCACTTAGCTTGTGATGCCATTTAGCTTTCTCACGTAGATCATCCGGAGCTTCAGACCAGAGTAGACGACCTAGCTCAGATCTAGTCATAGCACCAGCTCTGATCTCAGCTTGCTCACGCTCAGCAGGTGACAAAGCTTTGAGTGTAAACGTTGTAGCGCCATCACCTAGTTTTAGATGAAGCATGTCACCGGTGTCTAAATACTGAGAGCGCTCTTCATCAGTACACTCTACTGAGGGGTCACATGTGACAACGACTTCAAGAGTCTGCTCTGATGACGCGAGAAAAGATAAGCCCATCTTAGATGCCTAGTCCTAGTCTAAATGGTGAGTTGGTAGCATTCGATCCACTCACGTCACCGCTAAAGCGTGATTGATTATAAGTGAGTTGCTGTCTCACAATGTCATTACCAGAGACATCATAAGCGCTTGGATCAACAGCCAGTTGAGCAGCTGGTAACATGATCGCACAGCCTAGACCATCACCAATTGGACCAGTGCCAATAACGACCTGTCTCAAAGTACGATTGAAGAAATCGTCATTGATCAAAGTCAATGGAGTAGAGAGAGTCATGGTGAGCTCCACAACTACATCACTGATCTCCATATCACTCATAGCCAGAATACTATTCGAATGTCCCATAGGTGTGAGCGTGTTGGTGACTGTTAGGCTGAAGTCTTCACAATCAGCAGTCGTCCTAGCTAGCATGTTACCCGTAGTCACAGCAGTGAGAGACGTTGGCGCTGTGCTCGATAATACCGCGTATGCACCTCTAAAGAATGGTGGTGATCCACTGTTATAGGTGGGCTCAATAGGTCCACTAGCGTTCCCATGATCATCCTCGATGTGAGCTGATTGATAAGTGAACTCACCCATCAAGCGACCATTGTCTAGTGTGATGCTTAGAGACTCAAGCACACAGCCAAAACAGTAAGTCCTAAAACCAACGCCATCAACGCGAAAGCTTAAGCTGTTCTCTCTAGTGCCTGTGGCGTTCTGCCCTGGTACATACCAAGTCTGAAGATGACGAATCACCTTTGAGCCGGTGAACCCTCCACTAAATGCAGGTGAGAAGTTGACATTACCACCATTAGTATCATCAGTGATGGCTGAGTATTCAGCTCGTCCACTCAAGTCAGCGCCAATGATTGTGCCTACATCATCATTATTAGGTCCTGATGATGGAGTGTATGAGTTAACATCAACTGCTGTAACATTATCAGTTGATACACTTGGAATACGTGTCTTAAAGCCAGCGCCTAAAAGTAAGCCTAGGTAGTTAGCTGAGTAATCTGCTGAAGCTGTGCCAATGGTCGTGAGGTCCACGCGACACACGACTTGACCAGTCCTATGACGAACTCTTGACCCTCCACTAAAGACAGTGTCTGGCTCAGGAGGGATTAAGAAGTTGCCATCACGCGCGTCATTTCGCTCACTGAAGACGGGCTCACCAAAGATGATAATAGGGTCACGCTCACAAGGGATAGACGTATAGGATCCACTCTTATCAGGTAAGCCTGTTGATGGTGTTAGAGAGCCAAAAGAGCCCTCTGATAATACGCCTAATGTTCTGTGTGTTACTGTCATTATGCCTCCAAGTAGAGAAGAGTAAATGGTACTGACAACATAAAACTCTGCTCATCAGTATCGATGGGACCATAGATAGGTGGGTCTGGTATCACTGAGAGTATACCCGTTGTAGCCAGAGAGTAGTTGGGTCCTTTTAGTTTTAGCAGGATATACTCAGCATCCTCAGCAGCTAGACGCTGAAGGTAGAGAGTATCAGACTGAGGCACATCATAGCGCACGTCACATGATACTTGCACACGTCTACGACCTGATAAACCTGCAGCTCCATCATCCTCTGGGAAAGCCTCAAGAGATAGTTGGAAGTATCTGGTACTATTAAAGCGCTGATCAAGTGGGCTCACAGCGCCGTTTGCTCGATTGTGACAAACAAAACCATGATGCACATCTGTCTTTGGTAAAATGCTCATGATCTGATCTTCAAGAAAAGTCAGCGCTGAATAGATACCTTGACTCATTTGGCTATCTTCTTTCTGACTTCAATCTCTACAGTCTTAATTAATATCTCTATGTCTTTAGGGCTTAAGCCTAAAAACTCTCTAGTCTCGTTTACTATGTAGCCATACTGAGCATGTTGATTAAGGCCTATAACAAAGCCAGTGGGTGTAGCGTCTTTTACTTCAAGACTGTTCATCATGTTACCACTTAAAACTAGATCAACTTCAGCGCTATCTGTTGAGCCCGGTGCATCACTACGCTCTCTTGACTTGTGCTTATATTCTTTATATCCACCGGCGTAAAAGATGCTCTTTCCTGAGCGTGACTCGACACCACCCTTAGGCTTAAGTCTGGCTCCACGCTTAGCTACAAATATGGGCTTCTTAGAGTATCCTTTAAACTTTACCCCATTAGCGTCAATGCCATTAGAAGTCCTGAGCTTGATAGATGCTAGCGTGTTCATTGCTAGACCCATAGAATCTCTGGCTGTCCACAGTGACCGAGGTAGTTTAAGATTCACCTTAGAAGGCATGATCAGTGCCTCATCCCTCTAGCGATTTTAAAGAATGAATCATTCTCACTCTTTGTGTATGTAGAGTATGACGCCCTAAAGTCTGTGGAGCTCCCACCCTCACGTCTAAGATTCTCTTCACCTGCATCTACAACGCCATCCCCATCGAGGTCGAGAGTGACAGATCTTAGAGCAAGATCTAACATCTCATGATATCGAGCTCTCATATTGTCTGAAGCGTCGAACTGCATATTCATCTCATAGATGTGAGCAGCTGCACAGTAGACATGGGCTCTCTTAAATGACTGTTGATTGAAGACCTCATCTTCAGTGATGTTGTCTGGCACTACATGATCTCTGATTGCTAGTATCATCTCATCTAGTGAAGCTTTAATCTGAGGTGCAAAGTCAGACTGACGACGTGGGACCATGTCAGCCAGATTGGCCATAGAGCCTACTAACTCATCATGATCTAAACCAGTGTCAAAAGGTCGAGCAGTAACTTTAAGCAGTCCTGTCTCAACACGCTTAGCGCCTACGATATCATCATAAGCTATGGTGTAGGGATAGACTCCTGATGTACCTGTGTTAGCTGATCCAATATCAACATAGCTCATAGCAAAGTTTAAGACGGCTGATGTGCTGAGGTCGATCTCTCTTGGTAGAGGCTCGGCTAATATAGCAGTCCCTGTTACGAGTCTAACTACTTTCACAGCATAGTATGTGTCAGCTGAGGTCTTCAGGTATGCTCTGACCTCATCACGCTCGAGCGCTGAGCCTACGGCGCCACTAGTGGTGAGTGTCCGTCGATCATTGGCCACTGCTGTTATGGTTACATCAGCTCTGCTCTGTGCAAAGATGCCATTGAAGTCACCGCCGGTGAACTTGACTGTAAGTGTAGGGTTGTTCGTATATGGCCTTGGTGGATCCCAGACAAAATGACAGTCTTGGCTCTTGATTGTCTTCTTCATTCTTTACCACCTTTATTGGCGTTACTGATGTCTTTACTAGTTGCTAGATCGAGATCAGCAGCTTGCACAAAAGACTCTGTGACCGGTGACCAGGAGTGTCTGCAATTATACCCACCACAGCTAGTCTTCACAGCTAGGCCTTGACCATTCCTTAGCTTACTCATCTGCTTATCATCGACCACTTTATTAATGAGCGCTTTGCAGAATGGTCGAGTTAGTCCATCTCTGGGACCAGTATAGAGATAGTTAGTAAGCCCAACCTCATCAGCAATTCTAGCTGTGACTGTTCGCCCATACTGACTAATTCTAGTTTTAACCTCAGTGAGCTGTCTACCCTCTGAACTCTCTAGCCGTTGGTTTAATGTGCTCTTAACGATAGAGAGAGGGACTTCAGTTGATAGAGCTAACAGTGCATCACGTGTAGCTCGCTTGAAGTCTGGGATAATCACATCTTCAAATACAGCACTGGCGCTCTGTGCTTGTATCAGGTCAAGTTGAGGGAGCGACTGAGGGTCATACTCTAAACCGAGTACCTCAAAGGATCTCTCAACACTTGCTCTGATTTTATCAGACGATTCAATAAAGTCATCGATGGCTAGACCTAGGCCACCCCTCAGAATTAGATCCAAGAGTTGCTCATCATCAAAGCTAAGTAGCAGTTCAGGCTCAGTCGATACTGACGCCATCTCGATGATACTCACTAGGTCTTTTCGAGCTTTCGCGAGAGATGTTTTGAATGCTCGCTCGGCTTGAACCTCGACTTTTAATTGATCTCGTCTTGAACGGACTAGTTGAGCCATAGGACCACGCTGACTCTTAACCTGACGGGTAAGGTCTGCAATAGCCTCTTCATCTGCATCAATCTCTGAGAGTTGATGATGGCTCAACATATCCATGTCTTAGATGCACGCAGTCAGGACGTAGCCAAGTGAAGCGTCAATGAGCTTCATCTGGTGAACTTCTTCAGCGTAGACATAACGGCGTGTTGAGTCGAGTGAGTCATATTGACCAGCTTGCATACCACCGAATTCAAGGTTAACTGCAGCTGTTGGCATACCCTTAACGTTGCCACTCTTTTGAACGATGGCGTCTGATCCTCGGAGGATACCCATGAAGACCTTAGCGTCTGCCCAAATTGCAGACTCGCTAGAGGTAGCGCCAGGGACAGCAGTATCACGTAGAGCCTGACCGACATAGATGTTAGGAATGCCGAGGATGTCACGTAACACAGCTTTGACAGCTTCATCAGAGAGAATCTGATTAGCACCACCGGCAACGCCAATGGTACCAGCACCACCAACTTGCACATAGCCACGAACCTCAGGGTTGCGAGCTAGAGCGCGAAAGGTGCCACGTCCTAGAATCATGGTATCTGGGTTAATGCCATGAGCGTTAGCAAAGACAGTATCTTTGATCGTGTCAAGATAGGTCAACGGCTCAGCACCAACAGCATCGAACTTAGTGCCAGGTGCAGCAGTGTAAGCTGCAAAGTTAGTAGCACTATCAAAGAGCACGTCAGCTGCTCGAGCTTCTTTAGCGAGCTTCATCACTCGGCTGACTTTACGAGCTAGACGCGCCTCTTCACTGCCAGGATATTGACTATCGAAAATGTCCTCCATAGCAATGCTGTCAGACGCTGCATAGATCTTAGCCTTGAACGTCTGTGAAGTACGATCAAACCCGCCGATAGTTGCACGTGATGCACCGGGGGCGCGCTCGAGGTCAATGCCAGCGCCCGCTCCCATGAAGTTGCGTGACTCTTCAAGAAGGATTGTGCCTGAGCGCTCAGGTACTTTGATGCTCTCAAAGACTTCACCAGCGATAAGTTGATTGTCGCTAGGTACTGCCTCGACTACGAGACTAGTTAGGATCTGATCTACTGGGTGTAGATTACTATATGAGCTTGCCATGATTTACTCCTTAGCTAGCACGTGAAACAGGACCGAAGAAGAAGACCTTCATCTGATCGCCGTCTGCAGTCGTGAGTTGATTAACATTTGGCAAAGCGCGCGCCACAGGAAAGAATGTAGTGTCTGCGACTTGGCAAGCTTGAACTTTGCCGGCTGTCGTCACTGCCAAGATCGGTGTGGTTGCGAGTGTTAAAGCAGCGCCTGAGATAACACGAGTGACACCATGGATGACAACATCCACAGCTTCACCAGCGCTAGCTGCTCTCTGTGCTACTCCGAAGGTGCTGTCGGCTGTTGCTAGAGTTGCAACCTCCACTTTGCCTGCGCCGTTGATTTTGACTAGTGCAAACTCAGTAATTGCACCACCAGCAATCATTGAAACAATTGTATTTGAATCAGACATGATCAGCCTCCAAAAGCTTTGAGATAATAATCAGGATTGTCAGCGCGGAACTCAGCCAACGCCTCAGAATAAGTGATGCTCTTCTCTGTTGAGAGCTTACGTACTGCCAAGTCAAGAGACTGCTTAGTGACTTCAGCACCACTAGCACCATGGCCGATCTCAGCCAATGGTACTGATGATCCAGACTCACGACTAGAGAACATCTGCCAAAACTCAGGCTGGATTTCTCGGAGCTCCCAAGCTTTCTCAGCTGTAGACTTCTCACTAGGTGAGACCTTGCCTTCACTGAGGAGCATGTCAATAGCTCGACCACACTCAACAGCATCACGCTCTGAGCGTAATTTCTTAATCTCTGCATCCTGAGCGCTGACCTTTTCGTTAAGCGCCTGGATCTCAGAGAGCATCATGGGTGATAGATCTTCGCTCATCTTGTAATCCTTCTTTTCAGCCTTCTCTTCGTGGTCTGGAGTGTGAGCTAGCTTCTTTGCTTTCTCATCATCATCCTTCTCTTCTTTGAGAGACTCGTCGTTATCGTCTTTTGACTCTGTTTTGAGTGAAGCTTCAGCGTCTTGCTTCATCTCTTTAATTTGATCTTCGAGCTCTTTGACCATCTCATCTTTGGCGATGAGCATCTGCTTGAGCTCTTCAGGTGACATGCTGTCAATGCTGTCCATCCGAATCTCCTCTGTTAGTGTTACTCGATCTATCTGGTCGTGAGACTGTGCAGGTCGAGGGGTAAGTGTGATGGCTAATAGTTGAGCGTCTCCAACTTTAGAGCCACCGAGTCTGTCAAATACTTCACCGGCCAAGAACTCAGGTGAAGACCAGAGCACACCGCCGGCTTTAGTAACTACATCAAGACCGCGCTCATTATATGCAGGTGTCGCATAGAGCCCATCGTCTCTGAGGTCGAGATCAATGATGAGGCCTAGCGCGTTACCTGATTCTGGTGGCGCTGGTGATCCTGATTGAAAAGGAGATGTAGCGTGTTGCCAGTCGATAATCACAGGGTCATTCTCTTTACGAGCGTTAAAGACTCTGACCATCTCAGTAAGCATCTCTACATCAATCTCTTTACCAATGGCGTCACCACTCATACGAGATGAAACTTGGCCTAAGCCTAATGTCTTAAATGGCCTACCAACGGTTAACCCTTCAGGTATCTCATAGCTAGACACCTCAGAGAGCTGTACAGCCTCACCATAAGCTCTTAATGTAGATGGGCGCTGAAGCATCAAGCGCTTCTCAGTCTGTTGTCTTTGCTTATATGAATGACGCTTGAAGCTCGTGTTGATGCTCCTATTTCGTTTTTTTGCCATCTCGCCTCCTTCTGATTAGTTGCTCAGTAAGTGCAGACACAGCACCACCACTGCCAATGCTAGACACTCGAGAGATAGCTGAGCGCTGTGCATCCTCTGGCAGGTCACCAGCTCCTAGCCGTTCTCTGATTGCTCTCTCGAGATCATCATCAGGAGTAAGTAGACCAGATTGAACAAGACCAGGGAGCATACCTAGTGAGTCTGCTAGGTCATCAGTGTCTAGTCCTGTGTGGGTGAGTTTTGGTAGCTTGCTAGGATCGATACAACCATAATTCCAACGGATCAGCCGGCCTATGGTCCCACCACCACGTCTATCAATGCCACTAGCTTGAGATGCTACGAGATCACAAAGGTTGATAGCAGCACGTCTAAAGATTGATAGGTGGATCTCACCAACACTACGAGCGCCAGTCTCAGTATTTCCAAGGTCAGCAAACTGAGCCAAGAAAGCAGATGCAATCTGTGAGTCACACTTAGTGATAATGTTAATGGGTCCATCAGCGTATAGATTCGGAGTAGCTGCATAAGTGTCAAACTTGACTGCAGCGTTCTCAACTAGATAGCTCTGCTCAGCGCTGATAAATGCCTGTGCTTGTGCTTCAGCGTCATTGATCATCGAGTCAATGTCACCATCACTGAGGCCTAAAGACTCAGCTTGTGAACGGTCGACTACCACCTTAGGTGATGGCACTGCCCAACGGTCTAGCCCTACACACATAAGGTTAGCGACACGTTGCTTAGTACGCCACCACCACCACACAGGCCTCAGCATACCGACGCCCTCAAAGTTTGAACCTGTTTTATTGAGGGTGAGTAAGAGGAGCTTATTAGCTGGTATAGGACTAGGCTGTTTACCAACACCTACGGTATTTTGTAGCACACCATCTAGTCGCTGATTATCACGTGATAACCATTGTGAGTGCGCTGATGGTTCACGATCTGCATAGTGTGACAGCCACACTCTGATTCTACCTTCTGAGTCAGGCCCGACTTTATAGACCTCCTCAGCGTATCGATAACCAAGAGGTATAAACTCTAAGAGGTAAGCAAGTTGCTCTTCCCATGAGATAGACATTTGACCTGAGAAACCATCTAGGCCCCAGCACTCATTTGCATATCGAGCGAGCTCCTCAGCTACCTCATCATTTTCAACACCAGGCTCCCAACGCCATGAAGCTGAGAGGAGAGTCTGCCTTAGCATATGCCAAGATCGTCGAACGATGGGGTCAGTCCTCATCATCTCTTCAGCTTCAGTGACCCAATTGAGGCCAGTGAGTTGAGGATTATTCTCTTTACCAGTGATGTTGCCACCGGAGAGTTGAGTACCTGAAATACCCTTCACCCCTAAACGTGGGTGCAGTGCTTTAAGGTGTTTTGGTGGCCTCTGTTCGTCTATCATATGGACCCCTATGACGTGAGTGTGTCACGCTAGCATAGGCGATCATATAGACTTTATCCGAATCTGTCCACTGTCAGATATTCTAGCTTATGCTGACAAGCTAATCAGATCCTCTTTGTTGACTAAGTTAATAATATATACTGACCCTTGCTCATCATATCCCTGTGCAGCTGTGTAGCCCATGTTATTAGCAGCTTTGGCTTGAATACCCTGTAGAGCCCAGTCGAACTCACTAGCATCCATGAAGTCAACTTCAGCGTCTTCAGATTCCAATAAGTCAAAGATAGACTCATCAGCGTTTAATAGATCAATAGCTGTGTCTTCAGATATTTCTAAGTCTAAGTATCTACTAGCAAGATCTTTAATTTCCGCAACAGACTTGTCACACTCTAAGCAAGACACTTCAATGATTTCATCATCACTAAGATTAATCTCATAAGTGTAAGGTGAATCACTTAATGAATATGGTTGTAGAGAAAAGAATAGAGCACCATCGAATTGACCATAATTGGCGCTAATACTTTGTATTTCATTGGGTGAGCAGTGGAATAGTTTAGTCATGATGTTGTCTCCGCTAGGTCTTTGTTTACAATGTTTACAATGTTTACAATATGCAAACAAGACTTATTTCACTTTAAGTTAAGTTACCTCAAGTAACTAATCACCTCTGTCCACAGATTCAATTTCAGGCAACCACTCCTCAACCGTAGGGGGGAGTATAACTTGATCAGGATCTTTTGTCTTAATCGGTCGTTGACCTGAAAAGATGGATAGCTTCTCTATGACTGCTGTCTGCAGTTCTGAGATCTGCTCCCGGCTAAGTTGCATCTGTATCTGTGCATCTCTCAACCTGCCTATCAATGCTTCTCTATCAGCGTTGGCTGATGCTAGCTTGTCTTTGAGATCCTCGACTTCTGAGGGGTCTCGACCTGACGCTATAGCCATCATCGACGAGATCGAGCCGGTGATCATCCCGAGTATACCCACCAAGACATCTCTGTTCTTTTCGACTATCTCCACATAAGTCAGAAACAAGATGAGCCCAACTACTAAGAGCATGAAGAAGACAGAGAACCACCACCCTCTCTTAGTCTTCTCTATAGCGCTCAGCTCTTTCTCTGACTTACGCTGTTTAATATCCTGAGCCATAAAACATTCTCACTATAAAGTTGCCGGTGACTTGTAACCACTTCACATATCCCTGAGCGCTGAGCCAAGGCCATAACTCACAGATGATGTAGATGAGATTGATTAGAGCCCATCGAGGCAACACCCACATGATCCACTCTAAGACTTTACGGTCACGCGCTCGGCTCTTGACCTTCTTAGGACCACCTAGCCTCTTAACTTTGTCAGTACCCTCTGGAGGCTGAAGCGCTTTGATATCACTGCCCACTGCATAGAGAGTCTGTGCAGCTCCTACACCCT